TAGTTACATAGCTTGTAATAAAGCCCTGAAAGATCGGGTAAACAATGCCTGAGTAAGTAGCAGTGATTTGCACCTTACGCATAGGGCTTAGGTATGTGTAATAAGGGCTTGCTGGGTTTTGTGGGTTAAAGTCGCCATTCTGATCTACTATGCGCAGTGTTAAGTTGCCAGTCTGGAATTGATCCGACAGTGCATTACGACCACGCTTGGTCTGCACAGATAAGACTTGGCTAGATACGTCTACGATTACAGCTGCTGAATCTGCAAAGACGTTTGTGCCAAAGATACCCTGGTCAAAGATCATAGCCTGGGCGGTTGCAGGGCCAGTACTAAAGTTAATTATCGCATTTACTACAGGTACGGTCATTAGTTTAATGATCCAGCAGATGTAGTGCTATATCCGCTTCTCTGTGCTACCTGCACACTGTCTGCAATTAGTTGAGCAAATTGATCGCCTGACTGAGCCACATCGATTGTAAGTCTTACATCGGCATAAGACATTGGAGTACCTGATACACCTGGTGCATAAACTGGATTACCACTGCCCATTGGTACTGTGTAATCAATTCCACCTAGAGGGCCAAGTGCGGGTGGGAATAATTGTTTAACGCCTGGAAGATTAAGACCTGTTGGATTAAACTCACCAGCCGCTGTTTTTAGGTTAATTTTATTTGTAATACTATCGATTAAAGCTTGCAGTCTGCTAGAGGCCGTACCTAAAGATGTTGTAGCACCACCAAAGGCATCTGCCAATTCCTTAGCCTTTTTACCAGCTTCTAATTCAGCATTGATCTTCTTAGCCAATGCCTCGTTGTTATCTAATATGGCTATCTTGGCTTGTAAACGTAATTTAGTCTCAGCATCGGTAGTTTCGTTTAATGCCTTGGTTAAACCAATGCGTTCTAAGTCAAATTTTTCTGCCAGTTTATCCACTTCGGTGCGTGTTTTATTGCTAGATGTAATAATTGATAATTCATCTTTACGTGCCTTAGTTAATTTTTTAGTAGTTGCTAAAGAGTCTCGCTCACCATACATAGAGCTAGTTTGTGGCCTTATAGAGTTTTTACGTACCCATTTACCATCAATTTTTACCGATGAACTAGGATTTAATAAGCTCACAAAATCTGCAATACTTCTGAAGGCATTACCTATGGTTTCCGCTGATTGCACCATCTTTTGTGTAAAACTGTCGATGCTTGTATCGCCGCTTAGGGCTTTAAGCGCATCTAATAATCCTTTGCCGATAGCCTCTTTAGATTCATCTACAGCCACAGTCAACTTGGCCATGTCGCCTGCATAACCTTGAACCGCGGCTGAGGCTTGGCCTGCAAAATTGGCATTTAATTGTTTTTGTATATCTAGGAATGATGCAGACTTTAATTGCGCTTTGCTTAAACCAACACCTAATCTGCCTAATGCAGCGTTGTCGCCTAAATAAGCCTTAGACAAACTGGTGGCTACGGTAGTTAAATCTTTGCCAGTGCCAGCAGATACATTTAAGGCTGTTTCAAATAGGCTTTGAGCCTTAGCCACATCTCTAGTGGTTATAAGTAATCTTTGAAATCCTGGAATTAAATTTTCATCAACTATGCCAAATTGTAAAGATAGGCTCTTTAGATAATCTTCAATGCCAGGTTGTTGAAATTCTAAGCCTAAATTTTTAACAGTTGTACGTAATTTAGCAGCGGCCTTTTCTGATTCAATAAATGCGCTAACGGCATTTTTTGCAAATGAAGCAACGGCTATGGTGCCAAAAACTTTAGCAAATGTCTTACCTAACTTTTGCGTAGCTGCATCAAATTGTGATATTTCTTTCTTGCCCTTAGTTAGGGCTTTGCCATTCCAGGTGGCTAATGCGGATACGACTAAACTTGGTGGCTTTGCCATTATGCGACCTTCTTAATTTGTCCATTGTTAAATTTAGTTGCAACTGTATCGATGGCCTTGACCACAGCTGGATAGACCTTGTTACTTTCTTCAAACCAAGCACGATATATGGCGCGACCGCGTTGATTGCCCTGGCCTTTTAGTTCGCTTAAATTTTGAGCAGATTCTATAAAATGGATACCAGCATTAGGATTAAGACTTTTAGAGTTGGATGATCCTCTAGGATTTTTGCGGCCAGCAGTTTCAAAGATTGCGCCAGACGCGGATTTGTTAGCCACAAAGTTAGTTAGACTAAATCCTGCTTGATTTTTTCTTGTAGAACCTTTTGAATAATAAACACCATTTCTAGCAACGTCTTGATCGTAAAATGGAAAAGCCCTGTATTTTTGTTCAGCTGTAACATTTATTTTAGCCCAACCTGATAAAACGTCTGTGTTGCTAGGTAGATAACTTTTTGCTTTATCTCTAACAGGTATCATTACGGCTTTAATTTCCGCTTGCATTTCTTTGTTTAAGTTACTGTCTACAGCATCCATAGCTTTGATCAGTTGTTTAACGCCTGTTACGTTTACCGGCATTTCTGATCTCCTTAGCTCGATCTGTTAAGACCTGTACGATGGCTGCGTACATTTCTGTGTCCATATTTATAAACTCGCTAGGCGCAATTCCAGTCTCTACACTTAAAGCGGCAATGCTATATAAAGTTGAGTTGCGCTGTATTATTTTTTTTCTTCGTCTAATACCTCAACGGTTTCCAAAGTGTCTATAAACTCTGATCCCCATATAGGTATTTGTGCGCCAGCCCTACGCAAGCATTCATAAGCCAGCCAGAAGATCTCTGTTTGACGTTCGTGCTCACGTAGGACTTTGCTAATGCCTGATCCGTACTTCAATTCGAAAGCGTACTCGACACCTGGAGTTATCTTGTGCTCTGATACTTCTCCATTAGCCCTTGTTATCTTTAGCTTTGCCATTGTTACTCCTTAATTAGAACGCCACTGATGGCGATACTGTTATTGCGGAGTTTACTGTAAATGTAACGCTAGAAGTAGCAACCTCAGCAACGCCGCCAGTACCTAGTGGTGTTAGGTTATTTACCAGGATTGAGAATTGGTAGGTTGGGTTGGCAGCTGAAACGGTAGTACCTTTAACGGTAATTACTGATACTGATAGAGTTTGTCCAAATGCTGCATTTAGTGTTTGCATTACTTGGCTTGATGCCCAGTCATTGATAAAGTCGATTGTGAAAGTACCTGATTGTAGACCAGCCACAAACTTGTGAGCTGAATCACCCATTGCAGTCACTTCTAACTCATCTACGATTTGGTTGATTACAGCGTTTGTTACGTATGCGCTGATATCGATAGATGGTGTTGTAGGCGCAGCCGCAGTAGCCAACTTAACACCTACGTTATTATTTAAATAGATTGCCATTTAGTTATTCCTCGTCTTTCTTGGTTTGTGCAGTTGGTTTTGGTGCGTCTTTAATTTGGCCTGTCTTCTTCAAGAAGGCTAAGTCTTCTTCGTGTGTGCTCATTTTAACTCCAGCTCGTTAGGATTGATACGGTTATTTCTGATGTTAATAAATCTCCACTAGCTGCGTTAGTTATAGCTGGAGCGGAGACACTTGATATGTTTAGCACCAAAGATGATGCTGCTAACTTATTTACTACTGCGACTATAAAAGTTTCCATACCTGCTAGGTTGCCTTGGTTATCAAATGCCGGGCTTGTAATTAGAATCTTAAAATTGGCTAAAGGTGATACGCCTACCTGCTCGTTATTGCTTGGCACTATGTAAGGATCTGATGGGGTGATAACTACGCTGTTTGCAAGCAAAGTTGCAGGTGGGTAAGCAAAGGTAGACCATACGCCTGCATTGGCTAAGTCTGTTGCTAGTGTGCCACGGAGTGTGGTTATTGCTGCTGGCATTAGCCCACCAGTGATGCTGGACTTGAATACGGCTGGATGAGACCACGCACTCGGTTAATCAGCTGATAACCCATCCGATAAGGGCTGGCAGAGATCCCATCCATACCGACCCCACCAGTCTGGCTTACTTGTCTAGCTTGCCAGATATCTACAGCTACGATCATCGCAGCCTCTCTGATTGCTGGGGTTGTCGCATAAGATTGGGTCTTGTGATCGGGGCCAGTAGCCACGCCATAAGGTAATACTTTGTGGAAAACTTGATCTGCCGCTGTTTTGGCATATTGAATAAATGAATAACCATTAGGGTAATTAACTTGGCCGTAGTTATACATAAATACTGGGATAAGGCTAGTAGTGCCTGATGTTGGCGGGATTGTGCCAGTGATTGTGTGCGTGCCGTTAAATGTGGCACCGCAACCACTAACCACTATTGATTGGGTCGCAGCAAATGCGTTTGGATTGGCGAGCATAAGAGTTGCCACGTTATCCTGTAATGCTGTGCCTACTACTGGGGCAGTGTTAAACCATAGGTATTGGTTAATTAAATCTTCGCTAGTTTGGCAAACTTCTTCTAAAGTTGCATCGGTGTAAAGAGTGCCAATGCCTAAGTTAGAACGCAACTCGGCTACGGTCACATATGTGGCTGCCATCTTTACTCCTTTGTTAAAAGCTCCCCTGGGGCTAGGGCTACTAAACCCCAGAGGATTACTTATTGTTTAAACGGTCTTATCAGGTCTTCTTGTACTTCATAATACCGTTAGGCATTTTGGCAAGTGTTGCCATATATCCGTAGATAGCAACCTGTACTTGTAGGTTTGAAACTACATTAACGCTCATAAAGTTTTGTGCTGAGCGATATACAGTGAATGCTTCTGGTGCAAGAATTACAGCAGAATCATCATCAAATGTTGTAGCTGTGAAGTTCTTGTCTACATATAGATCAAGACCAAGCACGTTACCACGGATTGATGTTGGGTTAACTTGTCCAGCTGCGTTCATTGGTTGTAATGCATTAAATACTGGGCGCTTTGTTGTATCTTGTGCACCAATTAGCGCACCCCATTGTGCTGGGTTAGCGATGTAGTTCTGTGCAAAGTAGCCAGTGTTTGCGTAGATAGTGCGTGCTGCTTCT